ACTTAAAAAGATTTTCTATCTACGGATAGTTAGCTCTTTTTCTAGACCTTGTCTACTCAATTCAACTAAACAGAAATTTTGTCCTTCCTTCCGGCCGCATGTTCATGCTGCTGGAAGCTGGCGTGGAATTTCATTAGGTTTGCTTAAGTAGCCATCGCAAGTGCTGTGCTGTCCTCTAGTTCCTGGTTGGCGTTCCGTCGCCTTCTACATACTAGACAAACAGCCTTCCTCCGGTTCCGTCTGGGGGTTGTGTGGATAACTAGTTCCGTCTAGTTTGAAACCAGTAACTGCCGGCTATGGCTAGCAACCATGTCACATTGGCGTTTGCCAATGATGCAGAAATTTCGGCTTTTGGCTTTTGCACTGCTAGTGAAGCCGTCTCATACTATTCTGAGGCCGCCGCTAGTGGATTTATGCAATGCCGTTTTGTGTCCCTCGATCTCGCTGACACTGTTGAGGGATTGCTTCCTGAAGACTATGTCATGGTGGTGATCGGCACTACCAAGCTTAGTGCGTATGTGGACACTTTTGGTAGCCGCCCCAGAAACATTTGTGGTTGGCTGTTATTTTCTAACTGTAATTACTTCCTCGAAGAGTTAGAGCTCACTTTTGGTCGTCGTGGTGGTAACATCGTGCCAGTTGACCAATACATGTGTGGCGCTGACGGGAAACCTGTTCTTCAGGAATCCGAGTGGGAGTATACAGATTTCTTCGCTGACTCCGAAGACGGTCAACTCAACATTGCTGGGATCACTTATGTGAAGGCCTGGATTGTAGAGCGATCGGACGTCTCTTATGCGAGTCAGAATTTAACATCTATTAAGTCTATTACTTACTGTTCAACCTATGAGCATACTTTTCTTGATGGTACTGCCATGAAGGTTGCACGTACTCCAAAGATCAAGAAGAATGTTGTTTTGTCTGAGCCACTTGCTACTATCTACAGGGAAATTGGTTCCCCTTTTGTGGATAATGGGAGCGATGCTCGTTCTATCATTAGGAGACCAGTGTTCCTCCACGCTTTTGTTAAGTGTAAGTGTGGTAGTTATCATTGGACTGTTGGTGATTGGACTTCCTATGTCTCCACTTGCTGTGGCTTTAAGTGCAAGCCAGTCCTTGTGGCCTCATGCTCTGCTATGCCTGGTTCTGTTGTGGTCACACGCGCTGGTGCTGGCACTGGTGTTAAGTACTACAACAACATGTTCCTGCGCCATGTGGCTGACATTGATGGATTGGCATTCTGGCGAATTCTTAAGGTGCAGTCCAAAGACGACCTCGCTTGCTCTGGTAAGTTCCTTGAACACCATGAGGAAGGTTTCACAGACCCTTGCTACTTTTTGAATGATTCGAGCCTTGCTACTAAGCTTAAGTTCGACATCCTTAGTGGCAAGTTTTCTGATGAAGTCAAACAAGCTATCATTGCTGGTCATGTTGTTGTTGGCAGTGCACTCGTTGACATTGTTGACGATGCACTGGGACAACCTTGGTTCATACGTAAGCTTGGTGACCTTGCAAGTGCACCTTGGGAGCAGCTTAAGGCTGTCGTTAGAGGCCTTGGCCTCTTGTCTGATGAGGTTGTGCTCTTTGGCAAAAGACTTAGCTGTGCCACTCTTAGTATCGTTAACGGCGTTTTTGAGTTTCTCGCCGATGTGCCAGAGAAGTTGGCTGCGGCTGTTACAGTTTTTGTCAACTTCTTGAATGAGTTCTTTGAGTCTGCCTGTGACTGCTTAAAGGTCGGAGGTAAGACATTCAACAAGGTTGGTTCCTATGTTCTTTTTGACAATGCATTGGTTAAGCTTGTCAAGGCAAAAGCTCGCGGCCCACGACAGGCAGGTATTTGTGAAGTTCGCTACACAAGCCTGGTTGTTGGGAGTACTACCAAGGTGGTTTCCAAGCGCGTTGAAAATGCCAATGTGAATCTCGTCGTCGTTGACGAGGATGTAACCCTCAACACCACTGGTCGTACAGTTGTCGTTGATGGACTTGCATTCTTCGAGAGTGACGGGTTTTACAGACATCTTGCTGATGCTGACGTTGTCATCGAACATCCTGTTTATAAGTCTGCTTGTGAGCTCAAGCCAGTTTTTGAGTGTGACCCAATACCTGATTTTCCTTTGCCTGTGGCCGCTAGTGTTGCAGAGCTCTGTGTGCAAACCGATCTGTTGCTTAAAAATTACAACACTCCTTATAAAACTTACAGCTGCGTAGTGAGAGGTGATAAGTGTTGCATCACTTGCACCTTACAGTTCAAAGCACCAAGTTATGTGGAGGATGCTGTTAATTTTGTAGACCTATGTACCAAGAACATTGGTACTGCTGGTTTTCATGAGTTTTACATAACGGCCCATGAACAACAGGATCTGCAAGGGTTTTTAACCACTTGTTGCACGATGTCAGGTTTTGAGTGTTTTATGCCTACAATCCCACAGTGTCCAGCAGTGCTTGAAGAGATTGATGGTGGTAGCATATGGCGGTCTTTTATCACTGGTCTTAATACAATGTGGGATTTTTGCAAGCGTCTTAAAGTCAGCTTTGGACTGGATGGCATTGTTGTCACTGTAGCACGCAAATTTAAACGACTTGGTGCTCTTTTGGCAGAAATGTATAACACTTATCTTTCAACTGTGGTGGAAAACTTGGTACTGGCCGGTGTTAGCTTCAAGTATTATGCCACCAGTGTCCCAAAAATTGTTTTGGGCGGTTGTTTTCACAGTGTTAAAAGTGTTTTTGCAAGTGTCTTCCAGATTCCTGTCCAGGCAGGCATTGAGAAGTTTAAAGTTTTCCTTAACTGTGTTCACCCTGTTGTACCACGTGTCATTGAAACTTCTTTTGTGGAATTAGAAGAGACGACATTTAAACCACCAGCACTCAATGGTGGTATTGCTATTGTTGATGGCTTCGCTTTCTATTATGATGGAACACTATACTATCCCACCGATGGTAATAGTGTTGTGCCTATCTGTTTTAAGAAGAAAGGTGGTGGTGATGTTAAATTCTCTGATGAAGTCTCTGTTAAAACCATTGATCCAGTTTATAAGGTCTCCCTTGAATTTGAGTTCGAGTCTGAGACTATTATGGCTGTGCTTAATAAGGCTGTTGGTAATCGTATCAAGGTTACAGGTGGTTGGGATGATGTCGTTGAGTATATTAACGTTGCCATTGAGGTTCTTAAAGATCACGTTGAAGTGCCTAAGTACTACATCTATGATGAGGAAGGTGGCACTGATCCTAATCTGCCCGTAATGGTTTCTCAGTGGCCGTTGAATGATGACACGATCTCACAGGACCTGCTTGATGTGGAAGTTGTTACGGATGCACCAATTGATTCCGAGGGTGATGAAGTAGACTCCTCTGCACCTGAGAAGGTGGCAGATGTGGCTAACTCTGAACCTGGGGATGATGGTCTTCCTGTGGCACCTGAAACAAATGTAGAGTCTGAAGTTGAGGAAGTTGCCGCAACCTTGTCCTTTATTAAAGATACACCTTCCACAGTTACTAAGGACCCTTTTGCTTTTGACTTTGTAAGCTACGGAGGACTTAAAGTTTTAAGACAATCTCATAACAATTGTTGGGTTACTTCTACCTTGGTGCAGCTACAATTGCTTGGCATCGTTGATGACCCTGCAATGGAACTTTTTAGTGCTGGTAGAGTTGGTCCAATGGTTCGCAAATGTTATGAGTCACAAAAGGCTATTTTGGGATCTTTGGGTGATGTGTCGGCTTGCCTAGAGTCTCTGACTAAGGACCTACACACACTTAAGATTACCTGTTCTGTAGTCTGCGGTTGTGGTACTGGTGAACGTATCTATGAGGGTTGTGCTTTTCGTATGACGCCAACTTTGGAACCGTTTCCATATGGTGCTTGTGCTCAGTGTGCTCAAGTTTTGATGCACACTTTTAAAAGTATTGTTGGCACCGGCATCTTTTGCCGAGATACTACTGCTCTCTCCTTGGATTCTTTGGTTGTAAAACCTCTTTGTGCGGCTGCTTTTATAGGCAAGGATAGTGGTCATTATGTCACCAATTTTTATGATGCTGCTATGGCTATTGATGGTTATGGTCGTCATCAGATAAAGTATGACACACTGAACACCATTTGTGTTAAAGACGTGAATTGGACAGCACCTCTTGTCCCTGCCGTTGATTCTGTAGTGGAGCCTGTTGTCAAACCATTCTATTCTTATAAGAATGTTGATTTTTACCAAGGAGATTTTAGTGACCTTGTTAAACTTCCATGTGACTTTGTTGTTAATGCTGCAAATGAGAAGTTGTCTCATGGTGGCGGCATAGCAAAGGCCATTGATGTTTATACCAAGGGCATGTTGCAGAAGTGTTCAAATGATTACATTAAAGCACACGGTCCCATTAAAGTTGGACGTGGTGTCATGTTGGAGGCATTAGGTCTTAAGGTCTTTAATGTTGTTGGTCCACGTAAGGGTAAGCATGCACCTGAGCTTCTTGTTAAGGCTTATAAGTCCGTTTTTGCTAACTCAGGTGTTGCTCTTACACCTTTGATTAGTGTTGGAATTTTTAGTGTTCCTTTGGAAGAATCTTTATCTGCTTTTCTTGCATGTGTTGGTGATCGCCACTGTAAGTGCTTTTGTTATGGTGACAAAGAGCGCGAGGCGATCATTAAGTACATGGATGGCTTGGTAGATGCTATTTTCAAAGAGGCGCTTGTTGACACTACTCCTGTCCAGGAAGATGTTCAACAAGTTTCACAAAAACCAGTTTTGCCTAATTTTGAACCTTTCAGGATTGAAGGTGCTCATGCTTTCTATGAGTGCAACCCTGAAGGTTTGATGTCCTTAGGTGCTGACAAGCTGGTGTTGTTTACAAATTCCAATTTGGATTTTTGTAGTGTTGGTAAGTGTCTTAACGATGTGACCAGCGGTGCATTGCTTGAAGCCATAAATGTATTTAAAAAGAGTAACAAAACAGTGCCTGCTGGCAACTGTGTTACTTTAGATTGTGCAAATATGATTTCTATTACTATGGTAGTATTGCCATTTGATGGTGATGCTAATTATGACAAAAATTATGCACGCGCCGTTGTCAAGGTATCTAAGCTTAAAGGCAAGTTAGTGCTTGCTGTTGATGATGCCACGTTGTATTCCAAGTTGTCCCACCTCAGCGTGTTAGGTTTCGTGTCCACACCTGACGATGTGGAGCGTTTCTACGCAAATAAGAGTGTGGTTATTAAAGTCACTGAGGATACACGTAGTGTCAAGGCTGTTAAAGTAGAATCCACTGCTACTTATGGACAACAAATTGGACCTTGTCTTGTTAATGACACCGTTGTCACAGACAACAAACCTGTTGTCGCTGACGTTGTAGCTAAGGTTGTACCAAATGCTAATTGGGATTCACATTATGGTTTTGATAAGGCTGGTGAGTTCCACATGCTAGACCATACTGGGTTTACCTTTCCTAGCGAAGTTGTTAACGGTAGGCGTGTGATTAAAACCACAGATAATAATTGTTGGGTTAATGTCACATGTTTACAATTACAGTTTGCTAGATTTAGGTTCAAGTCAGCAGGTCTACAGGCTATGTGGGAGTCCTATTGTACTGGTGATGTTGCTATGTTTGTGCATTGGTTGTACTGGCTTACTGGTGTTGACAAAGGTCAGCCTAGTGATTCAGAAAATGCACTTAACATGTTGTCCAAGTACATTGTTCCTGCTGGTTCTGTCACTATTGAACGTGTCACGCATGACGGCTGTTGTTGTAGTAAGCGTGTTGTTACTGCACCAGTTGTGAATGCTAGTGTGTTGAAGCTTGGCGTCGAGGATGGCCTTTGTCCACATGGTCTTAACTACATTGGCAAAGTTGTTGTAGTTAAAGGTACTACAATTGTTGTCAATGTAGGAAAACCTGTAGTGGCACCATCACACCTCTTTCTTAAGGGTGTATCCTACACAACATTCCTAGATAATGGTAACGGTGTTGTCGGCCATTATACTGTTTTTGATCATGGCACTGGTATGGTGCATGATGGCGATGCTTTTGTACCGGGTGATCTTAATGTATCTCCTGTTACAAATGTTGTTGTCTCAGAGCAGACGGCTGTTGTGATTAAAGACCCTGTGAAGAAAGCAGAGTTAGACGCTACTAAGCTGCTCGACACTATGAATTATGCATCGGAAAGATTTTTTTCCTTTGGTGATTTCATGTCACGTAATTTAATTACAGTGTTTTTGTACATCCTTAGCATTTTGGGTCTCTGTTTTAGAGCCTTTCGTAAGAGAGATGTTAAAGTTCTAGCTGGTGTACCCCAACGTACTGGTATTATATTGCGTAAAAGTATGCGCTATAATGCAAAGGCGTTGGGTGTCTTTTTCAAGCTAAAGCTTTATTGGTTCAAAGTTCTTGGTAAGTTTAGTCTGGGTATTTATGCATTGTATGCATTACTATTCATGACAATACGCTTTACACCTATAGGTAGCCCCGTCTGTGATGATGTTGTTGCTGGTTATGCTAATTCTAGTTTTGACAAGAATGAGTACTGCAACAGTGTTATTTGTAAGGTCTGTCTCTATGGGTACCAGGAACTCTCGGACTTCTCCCACACACAGGTTGTATGGCAACACCTTAGAGACCCATTAATTGGTAATGTGATGCCTTTCTTTTATTTGGCATTTTTGGCAATTTTTGGGGGTGTCTATGTAAAGGCTATTACTCTCTATTTTATTTTCCAGTACCTTAATAGTCTTGGTGTGTTTTTGGGCCTACAGCAGTCCATTTGGTTTTTGCAGCTCGTGCCTTTTGATGTCTTTGGTGATGAGATCGTCGTCTTTTTCATCGTTACACGCGTATTGATGTTCATTAAGCATGTTTGCCTTGGCTGCGATAAGGCATCTTGTGTGGCTTGCTCTAAGAGTGCTCGCCTTAAGCGCGTTCCTGTCCAGACTATCTTTCAGGGTACTAGTAAATCCTTCTACGTACATGCCAATGGTGGTTCTAAGTTCTGTAAGAAGCACAATTTCTTTTGTTTAAATTGTGATTCTTATGGTCCAGGCTGCACTTTTATTAACGACGTCATTGCAACTGAAGTTGGTAATGTTGTCAAACTTAATGTGCAACCGACAGGTCCTGCCACTATTCTTATTGACAAGGTTGAATTCAGTAATGGTTTCTACTATCTTTATAGTGGTGACACATTTTGGAAGTACAACTTTGACATAACAGATAGCAAATACACTTGCAAAGAGGCACTTAAAAATTGTAGCATAATCACAGACTTTATTGTTTTTAACAATAATGGTTCCAATGTAAATCAGGTTAAGAATGCATGTGTGTATTTTTCACAGATGCTTTGTAAACCTGTTAAGTTAGTGGACTCAGCGTTGTTGGCCAGTTTGTCTGTTGATTTTGGTGCAAGCTTACATAGTGCTTTTGTTAGTGTGTTGTCGAATAGTTTCGGCAAAGACCTGTCAAGTTGTAATGACATGCAGGATTGCAAGAGCACATTGGGTTTTGATGATGTACCATTGGATACCTTTAATGCTGCTGTTGCTGAGGCTCATCGCTATGATGTCCTCTTGACTGACATGTCATTCAACAATTTTACCACCAGTTATGCAAAACCAGAGGAAAAATTTCCCGTCCATGACATTGCCACGTGTATGCGTGTAGGTGCCAAGATTGTTAATCATAACGTTCTTGTCAAGGATAGTATACCTGTGGTGTGGCTTGTACGTGATTTCATTGCCCTTTCGGAAGAAACTAGGAAGTACATTATTCGTACGACTAAAGTTAAGGGTATAACATTTATGTTGACCTTTAATGATTGTCGTATGCATACTACCATACCTACTGTTTGCATTGCAAATAAGAAGGGTGCAGGTCTTCCTAGTTTTTCAAAGGTTAAGAAATTCTTTTGGTTTTTGTGTCTGTTCATAGTTGCTGCTTTCTTTGCACTAAGCTTTCTTGATTTTAGTACTCAGGTTAGCAGTGATAGCGATTATGATTTCAAGTATATTGAGAGTGGCCAGTTGAAGACTTTTGACAATCCACTTAGTTGTGTGCATAATGTCTTTATTAACTTCGACCAGTGGCATGATGCCAAGTTTGGTTTCACCCCCGTCAACAATCCTAGTTGTCCTATAGTTGTTGGTGTATCAGACGAAGCTCGCACTGTTCCAGGTATCCCAGCAGGTGTTTATTTAGCTGGTAAAACACTTGTGTTTGCTATTAACACCATTTTTGGTACATCTGGTTTGTGCTTCGATGCTAGTGGCGTTGCTGATAAGGGCGCTTGCATTTTTAATTCAGCTTGCACCACATTATCTGGTTTGGGTGGAACTGCTGTCTACTGTTACAAGAATGGGCTAGTTGAAGGTGCCAAACTTTATAGTGAGTTGGCACCTCATAGCTACTATAAAATGGTAGATGGTAATGCTGTGTCTTTACCTGAAATTATTTCACGCGGCTTTGGCATCCGTACTATCCGTACAAAGGCTATGACTTATTGCCGTGTTGGCCAGTGTGTGCAGTCTGCAGAAGGCGTTTGTTTTGGCGCCGATAGATTCTTTGTCTATAATGCAGAATCTGGTTCTGACTTTGTTTGTGGCACAGGGCTCTTCACATTGTTGATGAACGTTATTAGTGTTTTTTCCAAGACAGTACCAGTAACTGTGTTGTCTGGTCAAATACTTTTTAATTGCATTATTGCTTTTGTTGCTGTTGCGGTGTGTTTCTTATTTACAAAGTTTAAGCGCATGTTCGGTGATATGTCTGTTGGCGTTTTCACTGTCGGTGCTTGTACTTTGTTGAACAATGTTTCTTACATTGTAACACAGAACACACTTGGCATGTTGGGCTATGCAACTTTGTATTTCTTGTGCACTAAGGGTGTTAGATATATGTGGATTTGGCACTTGGGATTTTTGATCTCATATATTCTTATTGCACCATGGTGGGTTTTGATGGTTTATGCCTTTTCAGCCATTTTTGAGTTTATGCCTAACCTTTTTAAGCTTAAGGTTTCAACACAACTTTTTGAGGGCGACAAGTTCGTAGGCTCTTTTGAAAATGCTGCAGCAGGTACATTTGTGCTTGATATGCATGCCTATGAGAGACTTGCCAACTCTATCTCAACTGAAAAACTGCGTCAGTATGCTAGTACTTACAATAAGTACAAGTATTATTCAGGCAGTGCTTCAGAGGCTGATTACAGGCTTGCTTGTTTTGCCCATTTGGCCAAGGCTATGATGGATTATGCTTCTAATCATAACGATACGTTATACACACCACCCACTGTGAGTTACAATTCAACTCTACAGGCTGGCTTGCGTAAGATGGCACAACCTTCTGGTGTTGTTGAGAAGTGCATAGTCCGTGTTTGCTATGGTAATATGGCTCTTAATGGCCTATGGCTTGGCGATATTGTTATGTGCCCACGCCATGTTATAGCGTCTAGTACTACTAGCACTATAGATTATGATTATGCCCTTTCTGTTTTACGCCTCCACAACTTCTCCATTTCATCTGGGAATGTTTTCCTAGGTGTTGTGAGTGCAACTATGCGAGGTGCTTTGTTGCAGATAAAGGTTAATCAAAACAATGTCCACACGCCTAAGTACACCTATCGCACAGTTAGACCGGGTGAATCTTTTAATATTTTGGCGTGCTATGATGGTGCTGCAGCTGGTGTTTACGGCGTTAACATGCGCTCTAATTACACTATTAGAGGCTCGTTCATTAATGGCGCTTGTGGTTCACCTGGTTATAATATTAACAATGGTACCGTTGAGTTTTGCTATTTACACCAGCTTGAACTTGGTTCAGGCTGTCATGTTGGTAGCGACTTAGATGGTGTTATGTATGGTGGTTATGAGGACCAACCTACTTTGCAAGTTGAAGGCGCTAGTAGTCTGTTTACAGAGAATGTGTTGGCATTTCTTTATGCAGCACTCATTAATGGTTCTACCTGGTGGCTTAGTTCTTCTAGGATCGCTGTAGACAGGTTTAATGAGTGGGCTGTTCATAATGGTATGACAACAGTGGGCAATACTGATTGCTTTTCTATTCTTGCTGCTAAGACTGGAGTTGATGTACAACGTTTGTTGGCCTCAATCCAGTCTCTGCATAAGAATTTTGGTGGAAAGCAAATTCTTGGCCATACCTCGTTGACAGATGAGTTTACTACAGGTGAAGTTGTACGTCAAATGTATGGCGTTAATCTTCAGGGTGGCTATGTGTCACGCGCCTGCAGAAATGTCTTGCTGGTTGGTTCTTTTCTGACTTTCTTTTGGTCAGAATTAGTTTCCTACACTAAGTTCTTCTGGGTAAATCCTGGTTATGTTACACCTATGTTTGCGTGCTTGTCATTGCTATCCTCACTTTTGATGTTCACACTCAAGCATAAGACATTGTTTTTCCAGGTCTTCTTAATACCTGCTCTGATTGTTACATCTTGCATTAATTTGGCATTTGATGTTGAAGTCTACAACTATTTGGCAGAGCATTTTGATTACCATGTTTCTCTTATGGGTTTTAATGCACAAGGTCTTGTTAACATCTTTGTCTGCTTTGTTGTTACCATTTTACACGGCACATACACATGGCGCTTCTTTAATACACCTGCGAGTTCTGTCACTTATGTGGTAGCTTTGCTGACTGCGGCCTATAACTATTTTTACGCTAGTGACATTCTTAGTTGTGCTATGACACTATTTGCTAGTGTGACTGGCAACTGGTTCGTTGGTGCTGTTTGTTATAAAGTTGCTGTGTATATGGCCTTGAGATTTCCTACGTTCGTGGCTATTTTTGGTGATATTAAGAGTGTTATGTTCTGTTACCTTGTGTTGGGTTATTTTACCTGTTGCTTCTACGGTATTCTCTACTGGTTCAACAGGTTCTTTAAGGTTAGTGTAGGTGTCTATGACTATACTGTTAGTGCTGCTGAGTTTAAGTATATGGTTGCTAATGGCCTACGTGCACCAACTGGAACACTTGATTCACTACTGTTGTCCGCCAAATTGATTGGTATTGGTGGTGAGCGGAATATTAAGATTTCTTCCGTTCAGTCTAAACTGACTGATATTAAGTGTAGTAACGTTGTGCTTTTAGGCTGTCTTTCTAGCATGAATGTTTCAGCAAATTCAACAGAATGGGCTTATTGTGTTGACTTGCATAACAAGATCAACTTGTGTAATGACCCAGAAAAAGCGCAGGAAATGCTACTTGCTTTGTTGGCATTTTTCCTTAGTAAGAATAGTGCCTTTGGTTTAGACGACTTATTGGAATCTTATTTTAATGACAATAGTATGTTGCAGAGTGTTGCATCTACTTATGTAGGTTTGCCTTCCTATGTCATTTATGAAAATGCACGCCAACAGTATGAAGATGCTGTTAATAATGGTTCTCCACCTCAGTTGGTTAAGCAATTGCGCCATGCTATGAATGTAGCAAAGAGCGAATTTGACCGTGAGGCTTCTACTCAGCGTAAGCTTGATAGAATGGCGGAACAGGCTGCAGCACAGATGTATAAAGAGGCAAGGGCAGTTAATAGGAAGTCCAAAGTTGTAAGTGCTATGCATTCACTGCTTTTTGGTATGTTGAGACGTTTGGATATGTCTTCTGTAGACACCATTCTCAACTTGGCAAAGGATGGGGTGGTACCTCTGTCTGTCATACCGGCAGTCAGTGCTACTAAGCTTAACATTGTTACCTCTGATATCGATTCTTATAATCGTATCCAGCGTGAGGGATGTGTCCACTACGCTGGTACCATTTGGAATATAATTGATATCAAGGACAATGATGGCAAGGTGGTACACGTTAAGGAGGTAACCGCACAGAATGCTGAGTCCCTGTCATGGCCCCTGGTCCTTGGGTGTGAGCGTATTGTTAAGCTCCAGAATAATGAGATTATTCCTGGTAAGCTGAAGCAGCGCTCCATTAAGGCAGAAGGAGATGGCATAGTTGGAGAAGGTAAGGCACTTTACAATAATGAGGGTGGACGTACTTTTATGTATGCTTTCATTTCAGATAAACCGGACCTGCGTGTAGTTAAGTGGGAGTTCGATGGTGGTTGTAACACTATTGAGCTAGAACCACCACGTAAGTTCTTGGTGGATTCTCCTAATGGTGCACAGATCAAGTATCTCTACTTTGTTCGTAACCTTAACACGTTGCGTAGGGGTGCTGTTCTTGGCTACATAGGTGCCACTGTACGCTTGCAGGCTGGTAAACAAACAGAACAGGCTATTAACTCTTCATTGTTGACACTTTGCGCTTTCGCTGTGGATCCTGCTAAGACCTACATCGATGCTGTTAAAAGTGGTCACAAACCAGTAGGTAACTGTGTTAAGATGTTGGCCAATGGTTCTGGTAATGGACAAGCTGTTACTAATGGTGTGGAGGCTAGTACTAACCAGGATTCATATGGTGGTGCTTCCGTGTGTCTATATTGTAGAGCACATGTTGAGCATCCATCTATGGATGGTTTTTGCAGACTGAAAGGCAAGTATGTACAGGTGCCACTAGGTACAGTGGATCCTATACGTTTTGTACTTGAGAATGACGTTTGCAAGGTTTGTGGTTGTTGGCTGTCTAATGGCTGCACTTGTGACAGATCCATTATGCAAAGCACTGATATGGCTTATTTAAACGAGTACGGGGCTCTAGTGCAGCTCGACTAGAGCCCTGTAATGGTACTGATACACAACATGTGTATCGTGCTTTTGACATCTACAACAAGGATGTTGCTTGTCTAGGTAAATTCCTCAAGGTGAACTGTGTTCGCCTGAAGAATTTGGATAAGCATGATGCATTCTATGTTGTCAAAAGATGTACCAAGTCTGCGATGGAACACGAGCAATCCATCTATAGCAGACTTGAAAAGTGTGGGGCCATAGCCGAACACGATTTCTTCACTTGGAAGGATGGTCGTGCAATCTATGGTAACGTTTGTAGAAAGGATCTTACCGAGTATACTATGATGGATCTGTGTTACGCTTTACGTAACTTTGATGAAAACAATTGCGATGTTCTTAAGAGCATTTTGATTAAGGTAGGTGCTTGTGAGGAGTCCTACTTTAATAATAAAGTCTGGTTTGACCCTGTTGAAAATGAAGACATTCATCGTGTCTATGCATTGTTAGGTACCATTGTTGCACGTGCTATGCTTAAATGCGTTAAGTTCTGTGATGCAATGGTTGAACAAGGTATAGTTGGTGTTGTCACATTAGATAATCAGGATCTTAATGGTGATTTTTATGATTTTGGTGATTTTACTTGTAGTATCAAGGGAATGGGTGTACCCATTTGCACATCATATTACTCTTATATGATGCCTGTTATGGGTATGACTAATTGCCTTGCTAGTGAGTGTTTTGTTAAGAGTGATATATTTGGTGAGGATTTTAAGTCATATGACCTGCTGGAATATGATTTCACGGAGCATAAGACAGCACTCTTCAACAAGTATTTCAAGTATTGGGGACTGCAATACCACCCTAACTGTGTGGACTGCAGTGATGAGCAGTGCATAGTTCACTGTGCCAACTTCAATACGTTGTTTTCCACTACCATACCTATTACGGCATTTGGACCTTTGTGTCGCAAGTGCTGGATTGATGGTGTTCCACTGGTAACTACAGCTGGTTATCATTTTAAACAGTTAGGTATAGTTTGGAATAATGACCTCAACTTACACTCTAGCAGGCTCTCTATTAATGAATTACTCCAGTTTTGTAGTGATCCTGCACTGCTTATAGCATCATCACCAGCCCTTGTTGACCAGCGTACTGTTTGCTTTTCAGTTGCAGCGCTAGGTACAGGTATGACTAACCAGACTGTGAAACCTGGCCATTTCAATAAGGAGTTTTATGACTTCTTACTTGAGCAAGGTTTCTTCTCTGAGGGCTCTGAGCTTACTTTAAAGCACTTCTTCTTTGCACAGAAGGTTGATGCAGCTGTTAAGGATTTTGACTACTATAGGTATAATAGACCCACTGTTCTGGACATCTGCCAAGCTCGCGTCGTGTATCAAATAGTGCAACGCTATTTTGATATTTACGAGGGTGGTTGTATCACTGCTAAAGAAGTGGTTGTTACAAACCTTAACAAGAGCGCAGGCTATCCTTTGAACAAGTTTGGTAAAGCTGGTCTTTACTATGAGTCTTTATCCTATGAGGAACAGGATGAACTTTATGCTTATACTAAGCGTAACATCCTGCCCACTATGACACAGCTCAACCTTAAATACGCTATTAGTGGCAAAGAACGTGCACGCACAGTGGGTGGTGTCTCGCTTTTGTCAACCATGACCACTCGGCAGTATCATCAGAAACACCTTAAATCCATAGTTAATACTAGGGGCGCTTCGGTTGTTATTGGTACTACTAAGTTTTATGGTGGTTGGGACAATATGCTTAAGAACCTTATTGATGGTGTTGAAAATCCGTGTCTTATGGGTTGGGATTACCCAAAGTGCGATAGAGCACTGCCCAATATGATACGCATGATTTCAGCCATGATCTTAGGCTCTAAGCACACCACATGCTGCAGTTCTACTGACCGCTTTTTCAGGTTGTGCAATGAATTGGCTCAAGTCCTTACTGAGGTTGTTTATTCTAATGGAGGGTTTTATTTGAAGCCAGGTGGTACTACCTCTGGTGATGCAACCACCGCATATGCAAACTCAGTTTTCAATATCTTCCAAGCAGTAAGTGCCAATGTTAACAAACTTCTTAGTGTTGACAGCAATGTCTGTCATAACTTAGAAGTTAAGCAATTACAACGTAAGCTCTATGAGTGCTGTTATAGATCGACTATCGTCGATGACCAGTTCGTCGTTGAGTATTATGGTTACTTGCGTAAACATTTTTCAATGATGATTCTTTCTGATGATGGCGTTGTTTGTTATAACAATGACTATGCATCACTTGGTTATGTCGCGGATCTTAACGCATTCAAGGCTGTTTTGTATTACCAGAACAACGTCTTCATGAGCGCCTCTAAATGTTGGATCGAGCCTGACATTAATAAAGGTCCTCATGAATTTTGTTCGCAGCATACTATGCAGATTGTCGATAAGGAGGGTACTTATTACCTTCCTTACCCTGATCCTTCAAGAATCCTCTCTGCAGGTGTGTTTGTTGATGACGTTGTTAAAACTGATGCAGTTGTATTGCTTGAACGTTATGTGTCATTGGCTATAGATGCCTACCCGTTATCTAAGCATGAAAACCCTGAATATAAGAAGGTGTTTTATGTGCTTTTGGATTGGGTTAAGCATCTGTATAAAACTTTGAATGCTGGTGTGTTAGAGTCTTTTTCTGTCACACTTTTGGAAGATTCTACTGCTAAATTCTGGGATGAGAGCTTTTATGCCAACATGTATGAGAAATCTGCAGTTTTACAATCTGCAGGGCTTTGTGTTGTTTGTGGCTCTCAAACTGTTTTACGTTGTGGTGATTGTCTACGGCGTCCTATGCTTTGTACTAAGTGTGCTTATGATCATGTCATTGGAACAACTCACAAGTTCATTTTGGCCATCACTCCATATGTGTGTTGTGCTTCAGATTGTGGTGTCAATGATGTAACCAAGCTCTACTTAGGTGGTCTTAGTTACTGGTGTCATGAACACAAGCCACGTCTTGCATTCCCGTTGTGCTCTGCTGGTAATGTTTTTGGCTTATACAAAAATTCTGCTACCGGTTCACCCGATGTTGAAGACTTTAATCGCATTGCTACATCCGATTGGACTGATGTTTCTGACTACAGGTTGGCAAATGATGTCAAGGACTCATTGCGTCTATTTGCAGCGGAAACTATCAAGGCCAAGGAGGAGAGCGTTAAGTCATCCTATGCTTGTGCAACACTACATGAGGTTGTAGGACCTAAAGAGTTGTTGCTCAAATGGGAAGTCGGCAGACCCAAACCACCTCTTAATAGAAATTCGGTTTTCACTTGTTATCATATAACGAAGAACACCAAATTTCAAATCGGTGAGTTTGTGTTTGAGAAGGCAGAATATGATAATGACGCTGTAACATATAAAACTACCGCCACAACAAAACTTGTTCCTGGCATGGTTTTTGTGCTTACCTCACATAATGTTCAGCCATTGCGTGCACCAACCATTGCTAATCAAGAACGTTATTCCACTATACATAAGTTGCATCCTGCTTTTAACATACCTGAAGCTTATTCTAGCTTAGTGCCCTATTACCAATTGATTGGTAAGCAGAAGATTACAACTATCCAGGGACCCCCCGGTAGTGGTAAATCTCACTGTGTTATAGGGCTAGGTTTGTACTATCCAGGTGCACGTATTGTGTTTACAGCTTGTTCTCATGCAGCGGTCGATTCACTCTGTGTGAAGGCCTCCACTGCTTATAGCAATGACAAATGTTCACGCATCATACCACAGCGTGCTCGTGTTGAGTGTTATGATGGTTTCAAGTCTAATAATACTAGTGCTCAGTACCTTTTCTCCACTGTCAATGCTTTGCCAGAGTGTAATGCGGACATTGTTGTGGTGGATGAAGTTTCTATGTGCACTAATTATGACTTGTCTGTCATAAATCAGCGCATCAGCTATAGGCATGTAGTCTATGTTGGTGACCCTCAACAGCTGCCTGCACCACGTGTTATGATTTCACGTGGTACTTTGGAACCAAAGGACTACAATGTTGTCACTCAACGTATGTGTGCCCTTAAGCCTGATGTCTTCTTGCACAAGTGTTATCGCTGTCCTGCAGAGATAGTGCGCACTGTGTCTGAGATGGTCTATGAAAACCAATTCATTCCTGTGCACCCTGACAGCAAGCAGTGTTTTAAGATCTTTTGCAAGGGTAATGTGCAGGTTGATAACGGTTCAAGTATTAACCGCAGGCAATTGGATGTTGTGCGTATGTTTTTGGCTAAAAATCCTAGGTGGTCAAAGGCTGTTTTCATTTCCCCTTATAACAGCCAGAATTATGTTGCCAGCCGTTTGCTAGGTTTACAAATTCAGACAGTTGATTCATCCCAGGGTAGTGAGTATGACTATGTCATTTACGCACAAACCTCAGATACTGCCCATGCCAGTAATGTTAACAGGTTTAATGTTGCCATCACAAGGGCTAAGAAAGGCATATTATGTATAATGTGCGATAGGTCCCTTTTTGATCTGCTTAAATTTTTTGAGCTTAAATTGTCTGATTTGCAGGCTAATGAGGGTTGTGGTCTTTTTAAAGACTGTAGCAGAGGTGATGATTTGTTGCCACCGTCTCATGCTAATACCTTCATGTCTTTAGCGGACAATTTTAAGACTGATCAATATCTTGCTGTTCAAATAGGTGTTAATGGACCCATTAAATATGAGCATGTTATCTCGTTTATGGGTTTCCGTTTTGATATTAACATACCCAACCACCACACTCTCTTTTGCACACGCGACTTTGCCATGCGCAATGTTAGAGGTTGGTTGGGTTTTGACGTTGAAGGAGCACATGTTGTTGGCTCTAACGTCGGTACAAATGTCCCATTGCAATTAGGGTTTTCTAACGGTGTTGATTTTGTTGTCAGACCTGAAGGTTGCGTTGTAACTGAGTCTGGTGACTACATTAAACCCGTCAGAGCTCGTGCTCCACCAGGGGAACAATTCGCACACCTTTTGCCTTTACTTAAACGCGGCCAACCATGGGATGTGGTTCGCAAGCGTATAGTTCAAATGTGTAGTGACTACCTGGCTAACCTATCAGACATACTAATTTTTGTGTTGTGGGCTGGTGGTTTGGAGTTGACAACTATGCGTTACTTTGTCAAGATTGGACCAAGCAAGAGTTGTGATTGTGGTAAGGTTGCTACTTGTTACAATAGTGCGCTGCATACGTACTGTTGTTTCAAACATGCCCTTGGTTGTGATTATCTGTATAACCCATACTGTATTGATATACAGCAGTGGGGATACAAGGGATCACTTAGCCTTAACCACCATGAGCATTGTAATGTACATAGAAACGAGCATGTGGCTTCTGGTGATGCCATAATGACTCGCTGTCTGGCCATACATGATTGCTTTGTCAAGAACGTTGACTGGTCCATCACATACCCATTTATTGGTAATGAGGCTGTTATTAATAAGAGCGGCCGCATTGTGCAATCACACACTATGCGTTCAGTTCTTAAGTTATACAATCCAAAAGCCATATATGATATTGGCAATCCTAAGGGCATTAGATGCGCCGTAACGGATGCTAAGTGGTTCTGCTTTGACAAGAATCCTACTAATTCTAATGTCAAGACATTGGAGTATGACTATATAACACACGGCCAATTTGATGGGTTGTGCTTGTTTTGGAATTGCAATGTGGACATGTATCCAGAATTTTCTGTGGTCTGTCGTTTTGATACTCGCTGTAGGTCACCACTCAACTTGGAGGGTTGTAATGGTGGTTCACTGTATGTTAACAATCATGCATTCCACACACCGGCTTTTGACAAGCGTGCTTTTGCTAAGTTGAAGCCAATGCCATTTTTCTTCTATGATGATACTGAGTGTGACAAGTTACAGGACTCCATAAACTATGTTCCTCTTAGGGCTAGTAACTGCATTACTAAATGTAATGTTGGTGGAGCTGTTTGTAGTAAGCATTGTGCTATGTATCATAGCTATGTCAATGCTTACAACACCTTTACGTCAGCGGGCTTTACGATTTGGGTGCCCACTTCGTTTGACACCTATAATCTGTGGCAGACATTTAGTAACAATTTGCAAGGTCTTGAGAACATTGCTTTCAATGTTTTAAAGAAAGGATCTTTTGTTGGTGATGAAGGTGAGCTTCCTGTAGCTGTGGTCAATGACAAAGTGCTCGTTAGAGATGGTACTGTTGATACTCTTGTTTTTACAAACAAGACATCACTACCCACTAACGTAGCTTTTGAGTTGTATGCCAAGCGTAAGGTAGGACTCACCCCTCCCATTACGATCCTACGTAACTTGGGTGTTGTTTGTACATCTAAGTGTGTCATTTGGGACTATGAAGCCGAACGTCCACTTACTACTTTTACAAAGGATGTCTGTAAATATACCGACTTTGAGGGTGACGTTTGTACACTCTTTGATAACAGCATTGTTGGTTCATTAGAGCGATTCTCTATGACCCAGAATGCTGTGCTTATGTCACTTACAGCTGTTAAAAAGCTTACTGGCATAAAGTTAACTTATGGCTATCTTAATGGTGTCCCAGTTAACACACATGAAGATAAACCTTTTACTTGGTATATTTACACTAGGAAGAACGGCAAGTTCGAGGACTATCCTGATGGCTATTTTACCCAAGGTAGAACAACCGCTGATTTTAGCCCTCGTAGCGACATGGAAAAGGACTTCCTAAGTATGGATATGGGTTTGTTTATTAACAAGTACGGACTTGAAGATTACGGCTTTGAGCACGTTGTGTATGGTGATGTTTCAAAAACCACCCTTGGTGGTTTACATCTACTAATTTCGCAGGTGCGTCTGGCCTGTATGGGTGTGCTTAAAATAGACGAGTTTGTGTCTAGTAATGATAGCACGTTAAAGTCATGTACTGTTACATATGCTGACAACCCTAGTAGTAAGATGGTTTGCACGTATATGGATCTCCTGCTTGACGATTTTGTTAGCATTCTTAAATCTTTGGATTTGAGCGTTGTATCTAAGGTTCATGAAGTTATGGTTGATTGTAAAATGTGGAGGTGGATGTTGTGGTGTAAGGATCATAAACTCCAGACATTTTATCCACAACTTCAAGCCAGTGAATGGAAGTGTGGTTATTCCATGCCTTCTATTTACAAGATACAACGTATGTGCTTAGAACCTTGCAATCTCTATAACTATGGTGCTGGTGTTAAGTTACCTGATGGCATTATGTTTAACGTAGTTAAATACACACAGCTTTGTCAATATCTCAATAGCACCACAATGTGTGTACCCCATCACATGCGTGTGCTACATCTTGGTGCTGGCTCCGATAAGGGTGTTGCACCTGGCACGGCTGTCTTACGACGTTGGTTGCCACTGGATGCCATTATAGTTGACAATGATAGTGTGGATTACGTTAGCGATGCTGATTATAGTGTTACAGGAGATTGCTCTACCTTATACCTGTCAGATAAGTTTGACTTAGTTATATCTGATATGTATGATGGTAAGATTAAAAGTTGTGATGGGGAGAACGTGTCTAAAGAAGGCTTCTTTCCCTATATTAATGGTGTTATCACTGAAAAGTTGGCACTTGGTGGTACTGTAGCTATTAAGGTGACGGAGTTTAGTTGGAATAAGAAGTTGTATGAACTCATTCAGAAGTTTGAGTATTGGACAATGTTCTGTACCAGTGTTAACACGTCATCGTCAGAGGCATTTTTAATTGGTGTTCACTATTTAGGTGATTTTGCAAGTGGCGCTGTGATTGACGGCAACACCATGCATGCCAATTATATCTTCTGGCGTAATTCCACAATTATGACTATGTCTTACAACAGTGTGCTTGATTTAAGCAAGTTCAATTGTAAGCATAAGGCTACAGTTGTTGTTAATTTAAAAGACTCATCCATTAGTGATGTTGTGTTAGGCTTGTTGAAGAATGGTAAGTTGCTAGTGCGTAATAATGACGCCATTTGTGGCTTTTCTAATCATTTGGTCAACGTAAACAAATGAGGTCTTTAATTTACTTCTGGTTGCTCTTACCAGTACTTCCAACACTCAGCCTACCACAAGATGTCACTAGGTGCCAGTCTACTACTAACTTTAGGCGGTTCTTTTCAAAATTTAATGTTCAGGCACCTGCCGTCGTCGTTTTGGGTGGTTACCTACCTAGTATGAACTCTTCTAGCTGGTACTGTGGCACAGGCATTGAAACTGCTAGTGGCGTTCATGGTATTTTTCTCAGCTACATCGATTCTGGTCAGGGCTTTGAGATTGGCATTTCGCAAGAGCCGTTTGATCCTAGTGGTTACCAGCTTTATTTACATAAGGCCACTAATGGTAACACTAATGCTATTGCACGACTGCGCATTTGCCAGTTTCCCGATAATAAAACATTGGGCCCTACTGTTAATGATGTTACAACAGGTCGTAACTGCCTATTCAACAAAGCCATTCCAGCTTATATGCGTGATGGAAAAGATATTGTTGTCGGCATAACATGGGATAATGATCGTGTCACTGTTTTTGCTGACAAGATCTATCATTTTTATCTTAAAAATGATTGGTCCCGCGTTGCGACAAGATGTTACAATCGCAGAAGTTGTGCTATGCAATATGTTTATACACCTACCTACTACATGCTTAATGTTACTAGTGCAGGTGAGGATGGCATTTATTATGAACCCTGTACAGCTAATTGCACTGGTTACGCTGCCAATGTATTTGCCACTGATTCCAATGGCCATATACCAGAAGGTTTTAGTTTTAATAATTGGTTTCTTTTATCCAATGACTCCACTTTGTTGCATGGTAAAGTGGTTTCCAACCAACCCTTGTTGGTCAATTGTCTTTTGGCCATTCCTAAGATTTATGGACTAGGCCAATTTTTCTCATTCAATCACACGATGGATGGCGTTTGTAATGGAGCTGCTGTGGATCGTGCCCCAGAGGCTCTGAGGTTTAATATTAATGACACCTCCGTCATTCTTGCTGAAGGCTCAATTGTACTTCATACTGCTTTAGGAACAAATCTTTCTTTTGTTTGCAGTAATTCCTCAGATCCTCATTTAGCCATCTTTGCCATACCTCTGGGTGCTACTGAAGTACCCTACTATTGCTTTCTTAAAGTGGATACTTACAACTCCACTGTTTATAAATTCTTGGCTGTTTTACCTCCTACTGTCAGGGAAATTGTCATCACCAAGTATGGTGATGTTTATGTCAATGGGTTTGGCTATTTGCATCTCGGTTTGTTGGATGCTGTCACAATTAATTTCACTGGTCATGGCACTGACGATGACGTTTCAGGTTTCTGGACCATAGCATCGACTAATTTTGTTGATGCACTCATCGAGGTTCAAGGAACTTCCATTCAGCGTATTCTTTATTGTGATGATCCTGTTAGCCAACTCAAGTGTTCTCAGGTTGCTTTTGACCTTGACGATGGTTTTTACCCCATCTCTTCTAGAAACCTTCTGAGTCACGAACAGCCAATTTCTTTTGTTACTTTGCCATCATTTAATGATCATTCTTTTGTTAATATTACTGTCTCTGCGGCTTTTGGTGGTCTTAGTAGTGCCAATCTCGTTGCATCTGACACTACTATCAATGGGTTTAGTTCTTTCTGTGTTGACACTAGACAATTTACCATTACACTGTTTTATAATGTTACAAACAGTTATGGTTATGTGTCTAAATCACAGGATAGTAATTGTCCTTTCACCTTGCAATCTGTTAATGATTACCTGTCTTTTAGCAAATTTTGTGTTTCAACCAGCCTTTTGGCTGGTGCTTGTACCATAGATCTTTTTGGTTACCCTGCGTTCGGTAGTGGTGTTAAGTTGACGTCCCTTTATTTTCAATTCACAAAAGGTGAGTTGATTACTGGCACGCCTAAACCACTTGAAGGTATCACAGACGTTTCTTTTATGACTCTGGATGTGTGTACCAAGTATACTATCTATGGCTTTAAAGGTGAGGGTATTATTACCCTTACAAATTCTAGCATTTTGGCAGGTGTTTATTATACATCTGATTCTGGACAGTTGTTAGCCTTTAAGAATGTCACTAGTGGTGCTGTTTATTCTGTCACGCCATGTTCTTTTTCAGAGCAGGCTGCATATGTTAATGATGATATAGTGGGTGTTATTTCTAGTTTGTCTAACTCCACTTTTAACAATACTAGGGAGTTGCCTGGTTTCTTCTACCATTCTAATGACGGCTCCAATTGTACAGAGCCTGTGTTGGTGTATAGTAACATAGGTGTTTGTAAATCTGGCAGTATTGGCTATGTTCCATCTCAGTATGGCCAAGTCAAGATTGCACCCACGGTTACTGGGAATATTAGTATTCCCACCAACTTTAGTATGAGTATTAGAACAGAATATTTACAGCTTTACAACACGCCTGTTAGTGTTGATTGTGCTACATATGTTTGTAATGGTAACTCTCGTTGTAAACAATTACTCACCCAGTACACTGCAGCATGTAAGACCATAGAGTCAGCATTACAACTCAGCGCTAGGCTTGAGTCTGTTGAAGTTAACTCTATGCTTACCATTTCTGAAGAGGCTTTACAGTTAGCTACCATCAGTTCGTTTAATGGTGATGGATATAACTTTACTAATGTGCTGGGTGCTTCCGTGTACGATCCTGCAAGTGGCAGGGTGGTACAAAAAAGGTCTGTTATTGAAGACTTGCTTTTTAATAAAGTGGTTACTAATGGCCTTGGTACTGTTGATGAAGACTATAAGCGCTGTTCTAATGGTCGCTCTGTGGCTGATCTAGTCTGTGCGCAGTATTACTCTGGTGTCATGGTACTACCTGGCGTTGTTGACGCTGAGAAGCTTCACATGTACAGTGCGTCTCTCATAGGTGGTATGGCGCTAGGAGGTATAACTGCTGCAGCGGCATTGCCTTTTAGCTATGCTGTTCAAGCGAGACTCAATTATCTTGCTTTACAGACGGATGTTCTACAGCGGAACCAGCAATTGCTTGCTGAGTCTTTTAACTCTGCTATTGGTAATATAACTTCAGCCTTTGAGAGTGTTAAAGAGGCTATTAGTCAAACTTCCAAGGGTTTGAACACTGTGGCTCATGCGCTTACTAAGGTTCAAGAGGTTGTTAATTCGCAGGGTTCAGCTTTGAACCAACTTACCGTACAGCTGCAACACAACTTCCAAGCCATTTCTAGTTCTATTGATGACATTTATTCCCGACTGGACATTCTTTCAGCCGATGTTCAGGTTGATCGTCTCATCACCGGCAGATTATCAGCACTTAATGCTTTTGTTGCCCAAACCCTCACTAAGTATACTGAGGTTCAGGCTAGCAGGAAGCTAGCACAGCAAAAGGTTAATGAGTGCGTCAAATCGCAATCTCAGCGTTACGGTTTTTGTGGTGGTGATGGCGAGCACATTTTCTCTCTGGTACAGGCCGCACCTCAGGGCCTGCTGTTCTTACATACAGTACTTGTACCGGGTGATTTTGTAAATGTTCTTGCCATCGCTGGCTTATGCGTTAATGGTGAAATTGCCTTGACTCTACGTGAGCCTGGCTTAGTCTTGTTTACGCATGAACTTCAAACTTATACTGCGACGGAATATTTTGTTTCATCGCGACGTATGTTTGAACCTAGAAAACCTACCGTTAGTGATTTTGTTCAAATTGAGAGTTGTGTGGTCACCTATGTCAATCTGACTAGCGACCAGCTACCAGATGTAATCCCAGATTACATCGATGTTAACAAAACACTTGATGAGATTTTAGCTTCTCTGCCCAATAGAACTGGTCCAAGTCTTCCCCTAGATGTTTTTAATGCCACTTATCTTAATCTTACTGGTGAAATTGCAGATCTAGAGCAGCGTTCAGAGTCTCTCCGTAATACTACAGAAGAGCTCCGAAGTCTCATTAACAACATCAACAACACACTTGTTGACCTTGAGTGGCTCAACCGAGTTGAGACATACATCAAGTGGCCGTGGTGGGTTTGGTTGATCATTGTTATTGTTCTCATCTTTGTTGTGTCATTACTAGTGTTCTGCTGCATTTCCACGGGTTGTTGTGGATGCTGCGGTTGCTGCGGTGCTTGTTTTTCAGGTTGTTGTAGGGGTCCTAGACTTCAACCTTACGAAGCTTTTGAAAAGGTCCACGTGCAGTGATGTTTCTTGGACTTTTTCAATACACGATTGACACAGTTGTCAAAGATGTCTCGAAGTCTGTCAACTTGTCTTTGGATGCTGTCCAAGAGTTGGAGCTCAATGTAGTTCCAATTAGACAAGCTTCAAATGTGACGGGTTTTCTTTTCACCAGTGTTTTTGTTTACTTCTTTGCACTGTTTAAAGCGTCTTCTTTGAGGCGCAATTATATTATGTTGGCAGCGCGTTTTGCTGTCGTCTTTCTCTATTGCCCACTTTTATATTACTGTGGTGCACTTTTAGATGCAACTATTATTTGTTGCGCACTTATTGGCAGGCTTTGTTTAGTCTGCTTTTACTCCTGGCGCTATAAAAATGCGCTTTTTATTATCTTTAATACTACGACACTTTCTTTTCTCAATGGTAAAGCAGCTTATTATGACGGCAAATCCATTGTGATTCTAGAAGGTGGCGACCATTACATCACTTTTGGCAACTCTTTTGTTGCTTTCGTTAGTAACATTGACTTGTATCTAGCTATACGTGGGCGGCAAGAAGCTGACCTACATCTGTTGCGAACTGTTGAGCTTCTTGATGGCAAGAAGCTTTATGTCTTTTCGCAACATCAAATTGTTGGCATTACTAATGCTGCATTTGACTCAATTCAACTAGACGAGTATGCTACAATTAGTGAATGATAATGGTCTAGTAGTTAATGTTATACTTTGGCTTTTCGTACTCTTTTTCCTGCTTATTATAAGCATTACCTTCGTCCAATTGGTTAATCTGTGCTTCACTTGTCACCGGTTGTGTAATAGCGCAGTTTATACACCTATAGGGCGCCTGTATAGAGTTTATAAGTCTTACATGCGAATTGACCCCCTCCCCAGTACTGTTATTGACGTATAAACGAAATATGTCTAACGGTTCTATTCCCGTTGATGAGGTGATTGAACACCTTAGAAACTGGAATTTCACATGGAATATCATACTGACGATACTACTTGTAGTGCTTCAGTATGGCCATTACAAGTACTCTGTGTTCTTGTATGGTGTCAAGATGGCTATTCTATGGATACTTTGGCCTCTTGTGTTGGCACTGTCACTTTTTGACGCATGGGCTAGCTTCCAGGTCAACTGGGTCTTTTTCGCTTTCAGCATCCTTATGGCTTGCATCACTCTTATGCTGTGGATAATGTATTTTGTCAATAGCATTCGGTTGTGGCGCAGGACACATTCTTGGTGGTCTTTCAATCCTGAAACTGACGCGCTTCTCACTACTTCTGTGATGGGCCGACAGGTCTGCATTCCAGTGCTTGGAGCACCAACTGGTGTAACGCTAACACTCCTTAGTGGTACATTGCTTGTAGAGGGCTATAAGGTTGCTACTGGCGTACAGGTAAGTCAATTACCTAATTTCGTCACAGTCGCCAAGGCCACTACAACAATTGTCTACGGACGTGTTGGTCGTTCAGTCAATGCTTCATCTGGCACTGGTTGGGCTTTCTATGTCCGGTCAAAACACGGCGACTATTCAGCTGTGAGTAATCCGAGTGCGGTTCTCACAGATAGTGAGAAAGTGCTTCATTTAGTCTAAACAGAAACTTTATGGCTTCTGTCAGCTTTCAGGATCGTGGCCGCAAACGGGTGCCATTATCTCTCTATGCCCCTCTTAGGGTTACTAATGACAAGCCCCTTTCTAAGGTACTTGCAAACAACGCTGTACCCACTAACAAGGGGAATAAGGACCAGCAAATTGGGTACTGGAATGAGCAAATTCGCTGGCGCATGCGCCGTGGTGAGCGAATTGAACAACCTTCCAATTGGCATTTCTACTACCTCGGAACAGGACCTCACGGCGACCTCCGTTATAGGACTCGTACTGAGGGTGTTTTCTGGGTTGCTAAAGAAGGCGCAAAGACTGAACCCACTAATTTGGGTGTCAGAAAGGCGTCTGAAAAGCCAATCATTCCAAAATTCTCTCAACAGCTCCCCAGTGTAGTTGAGATTGTTGAACCTAACACACCTCCTGCTTCACGTGCAAATTCGCGTAGCAGGAGTCGTGGCAATGGCAACAATAGGTCTAGATCTCCAAGTAACAACAGAGGCAATAACCAGTCCCGTGGTAATTCACAGAATCGTGGAAATAACCAGGGTCGTGGAGCTTCTCAGAACAGAGGAGGCAATAATAATAACAATAACAAGTCTCGTAACCAGTCCAATAACAGGAACCAGTCAAATGACCGTGGTGGTGTAACATCACGCGATGATCTGGTGGCTGCTGTCAAGGATGCACTTAAATCTTTGGGTATTGGAGAAAATCCTGACAGGCATAAGCAACAGCAGAAGCCTAAGCAGGAAAAGTCTGACAACAGCGGCAAAAATACACCTAAGAAGAACAAATCCAGGGCCACTTCGAAGGAACGTGACCTCAAAGACATCCCAGAGTGGAGGAGAATTCCCAAGGGCGAAAATAGCGTAGCAGCTTGCTTCGGACCCAGAGGGGGCTTCAAAAACTTTGGAGATGCGGAATTTGTCGAAAAAGGTGTTGATGCGTCAGGCTATGCTCAGATCGCCAGTTTAGCACCAAATGTTGCAGCATTGCTCTTTGGTGGTAATGTGGCTGTTCGTGAGCTAGCGGACTCTTACGAGATTACATACAACTATAAAATGACTGTGCCAAAGTCAGATCCAAATGTTGAGCTTCTTGTTTCACAGGTGGATGCATTTAAAACTGGGAATGCAAAACTCCAGAGAAAGAAGGAAAAGAAGAACAAGCGTGAAACCACGCTGCAGCAGCATGAAGAGGCCATCTACGATGATGTGGGTGCGCCATCTGATGTGACCCATGCCAATCTGGAATGGGACACAGCTGTTGATGGTGGTGATACGGCCGTTGAAATTATCAACGAGATCTTCGATACAGGAAATTAAACAATGTTAGACCGGCTTATCCTGGCTATGTTCCAGGGTAGTGCCATTACACTGTTATTACTGAGTGTTTTTCTAGCGACTTGGCTGCTGGGCTATGGCTTTGCCCTCTAACCAGCGGTCTTGGTCTTGCACACAACGGTAAGCCAGTGGTAATGTCAGTGCAAGAAGGATATTACCATAGCACTGTCACGAGGGGAACGCAGTACCTTTTCATCTAAACCTTTGCACGAGTAATTAAAGATCCGCTTGACGAGCCTATATGGAAGAGCGTGCCAGGTATTTGACTTAAGGACTGTTAGTAACTGAAGACCTGACGGTGTTGATATGGATACAC